ATATGGAGTTGATCAGTGAGAGTAGGTGATTTAGTTAGGTATCCCGGTTGGGATGAGGTCGGCGTGATTGTACGTGAGATCCCCGGCACCGAACGGCGTAAGGTTGTGCATTGGTCGGTGTCTGGTATGGCGAGTCATACCGAGAAAGATTTGAAGGTGGTAAGCAATGGCAGATCCTAAAGAGAAGTTTGAGGATAACAATACAGATGTTGTAGAGTTTAATGATAAGAAGGTATCATTTTATGTTGACTCTGCTTGTATTATTTGCAACGTCTGTTTATATGAAGCCCCTAACAACTTTCGCGAGAGTGATGACGCAACTCATGACCTCGTATATAAACAACCGGAAACCGAGGAAGAACTTGCTGAATGTTATGAAGCGATGGATGCCTGTCCGGTTGAAGCAATCGGCGACGATGGAGTAGAATGATGGCGAGAGTCATAAATAAAATACTTATAGTTATTGGTATAATCTGTTTATGGGAAAATAGAGAACATATTGTACCAGCGTGTATCACTGTTAAAGACACTGTAGTAGGAGCGTTTTAGTGTAACGTAGGTTATATGCACATAATATACAAGTGGTAGATGGTGGTTTATTGTGGTTTGTAGTGTTATTTTGTGTTAGCATGTGTTTATATTATGTTTTATAAATGTGTTTTGCATGCGGTGGGGCTTTATACCTATACGCACACACACTGTCAAGCACATTTATTTTGACATTCTTTTGACATGTCACACACGATGCGCGACACATGCGACAGCATGCGGACGATAATGCCCGTGTAACCTGCGTTATGCGTGGCTGTATACACTCACGTGTGATTGCATGCGACAGGGGTGCGTTAAACTATTTGTAACTTTTATTCCGAGAGGTAAACATATAACATTATGGAATCATTAAATAATATCTGTATCACTCTCATGTTACAAATGTGTCATGTAACACCGCATGTTACGCACGGTGGCTGTCACATGATGTATACACGCGAGGATACATTATATAAAATGTCTAACGATTACAGTAACTTAGTTAGCGTTCACCTTAATGGGAGAGGAATACATGCGACAGATACGCGACCGGCTGCGAGAAAAGTATCCGAGATCATATAAAATAATATCTAAATCAACAGATGTGGCGTTCCATGTAGGTTATTGGGGGATGTGTACAGTTGCATTGTATACATACATGTTACAGTATAGTGTTAGAGGATGTGCTGACAATATTGACAAATAATTGACCATCACTGTGTCTGACACTGTTTTGACGTTTATTTAACAGCTGTCAAATTGTTGTCAAACGGGGGGGCCCCCTCCCCCCTACCCCGAATGTATGTCTCGGCCAATGGCGCGCCTGCATGCTCTGGCTAAGCCCCTTCTCGATATCGCTAAGAAATTTTCTGAAATTACACGCCTAAAAATTTTCAGAGATTTAAGACATATATATTATATGGCTAGCGATAATAAAACATTGAACGACACACAATGCCGGACATACGCATGCCCCGAGTGTGGAGGGCAGATTAGATGGTCATGTGGGTATACAGGAAGGGGTTACGCACATTGTGAGAATTCAGCCATAGTCACCCGCGTATTCGAATTAGATACAATACGCACTATGAAGTTTTGCGAATGGCACGGCTATTGTGAAAGGCGCCCAGACGGTAATATGGAGATATACTATTACGGCCCTATTTAATATATGGGCAGTAAGAGGGCAGCTGACCCATTAAACGCAGTTGTGGATGCGTATAGTGGGTCGATCGATACATTTAAGCCGCCGCGTTGGGCGAGAGGGTTTAGGCGAAGCTTTAAGTTGGGTGATTTAGTAACACTTGCACCAGAATTCAGGTATTCAATTGCAATTTCCCAGCCTGACTTCGGTCGATATGTAGGTATTGTGGTTGAGGCGTACGCAAATCAAGAATATATGGTTGTGTGGACAAACCAGCCCTTAGTCCATGGTATTAAAAAGGGGATGTTCAACGGCGATCATTTGTTAAAGGTAGAAAACGCAGATAAAGCGCTAATGAATGTTAGAAGTAATAAATGAGCAGCCGTGAACCAATGCAATTTGTGATAGGCGATTTAGTTTATTATAATAGAAAGGATGAGGATAATCCGCTAGACACTGTGGGCAATCAGGCAGTGGGTATCGTTACGCGCGTGGGGCGAGCGAACGAGGTGTGGCATATCCCGGTATACGCGGTATATTGGTTAAAGGATGGAATTGTTTCAGAACACCTTGCAAATAATCTAGAACTGGTGTATAATGTATAATATGGACTATTTATTGTATGCTACTTTCTAAAGACACGGTTGTAACCCTTATTAACGAAAAGCTTTCCGCTAATGATAAGTCGGATATTCGGAAATTAATCGGTACGGAATTGGATAAGCGTATTAAACGTGAACTTAAAAAGATTCTTGCGGATGAGTTAACCACTGCTCTTAAGTCTAAAGATACAAAGGCTGATATCGGCGAAATAGCGAAAAAGGTCATCAAAAAACTGTACAAGGACCTTTCGTTCCATCACCCGTATATTATTGATCGCATTAAGGTGTAAATGAGCAACAACAACACATGCGCTAGCGTTGGTTCTTGGATTAAAGATTGTTACCGTAAAGACCGGTCACTTGGTTTTGTGTGGCAAATCGATGGTGAAACTGACATGATGTACGTGCAATATCCGAAGACCGGCAAAAGGACATGGGTCCGGTGGAAAAACAGCGGTCATTATACGGTTATTAACAAATAAATAAACTATTTATAACGATTTTAAATCGGAGATTCTTTATGAGATACGCGCTTATTCTATTTACTTTGACTGCATGTGGTATACTGGTGTCTAATGTGGGTACGGATGTGCAAGACACTGCGATTGACACAGAAAATTCTAGCGAAGAAAAAGTCGGCGAAGAAAATTCGCGAATGGCGCCAAACGCGGGGTCTGGTCAACCCACCTACACTAATTCGAATCCCGATTCCGCGGCGGATATTAGCACTCGTGCGCCAATTCCTGCAATAATCCTGCCAAATAACGTGTGTGTAATTAATACTGATCTGTCACCGGACCGGTCAATAGAAGACCATATTTTAGCCTGTATTCGTGCTCAACAAATAAGGCGCTCGATTCAAAAATAATACCCCCTATTTACTTATGTGGATATTGAACTTGAAATTGGCGATATAATCGTCGACAGTGCTTCTGGTGAGGTTGGGTTGCTTATAGATCGGTATAGTCTGTTTGACGATATATTTGACTACAGCGAGGACGGTGGGAAGAACCGAATTTTTGTTTGGGCATGGGAAATATATTGGACCGGTCCAAACCCAATCGGTGAAGCCACCGCAAATCGATATCATCCTTACACGGAAGAGGGTTTGTTTAATTTGATTAAAACCGGCACCTTCTTACTTAAAAAGCGAGGATAATGTTATGAAAGACTTGTATTCTGCTATGGAAGGTGTTATACTGGAAGTAGGAGATTTGATAGTCGATGAGACCACTGGTTTTGTCGCGTTGCTGATTTTTCGCGAAAGACGAATTGATATGATTTATGACGACATGTATTTTTGGCATGTCCGATGGGTTAAGAATATTGATCGACATGCGGAAGATCCGACAAATGTCCCATTATCAACTATATTAGAAGAAGAAGGCTTGAAGCTTTCAATTGTAGTTGGCATGCTTACACATTATTCAGCAAACGGAGGTGAACATGAGTTCTAATTGGAACGTGTATAAGTTATTCAAAAACGGTAAACGGGCAAAAGCCCCGATACATACTTTTTCTTACAGCGGTGACGACAATTCGGCCAATGATTATTTTAAAGAATTAGAAATCAAAAATTTAGTCGAAAAATACGGAGAAAAAATAAAAAAATCCGATTTTAAAATCTTGAATGCTAATAATACTCAAGAAAGAATTGAATCGACCGATGAACAAAAGTTTGAAAAATCAAAAAATAAAGTCTTAGGTCTAATCATTAAAAATAAAGATATAAAAACAAAAAGAAATATTAGCGGCGGACTTGTTTATTCAAAGGAGACAAATTGGAAGTGGCAATGGGCAGCTTTAGAAAGCGCAACTAACAATTATATTGAAGGCTTGTCTGAGTGTTTTGATACGTATGAGGATGCAATCGATTGGATGAAACAAAAAATAGATACAAACTAATTCATGAAACGCCGTCCAAAGGCGATTTAGTAAAAATAATAAATCACGAATTTACATATGATGGTGAGAATTCAAGTGTTCTATATGGCATAGTTTTGGGGACACCCTCTGAGTCTGGTCCACAAATGAAAATGTTTCATGAGGTACAAGTTTATATATTAAAAACAAACGTAGTGACTCCATTTCCTATTGGTGGCGTTCAAATTATTTCAAAAATTGATAAACAGGGCGCTACTTAGACTAGAGGGCTCTATTGGAAAATTTTGTTACAATTCTTTGTCAAACAGCTATTGGAATAAATGCGCTATTATTGGTTGCTAGCATGCCACTTGGAAGAGCCGATTTAGGTTGTTTAGCAGTAATTAATATCGCTTTGCTGAGCACTCACTTTTTGTTCAAAGAGGAGGAATAAAGAATGAAAAAAATGTTATATGGAATTATTTTTATATTATCTTTTGGAGCTAACGCACAAACAACGGTACCACAAAACAAAGAAGGTGTCAATGTTGAAGCTAATAATATCACAACTCAAATAAGTAACTCTCTAACGGCTAATGAAAGAAGAGTTAGAGAAGCATCTGTTAGGGTGGTCACACCCAATGGGCATGGGACAGGTGGGCTGATTAAATACAAGGATATGCATTTAGTCTTAACTGCAGCGCATGTGGCAGATGGGGCTTTAGGGCAGACTTATCTATTGGCTAGCGAAACAGAACAAAAATGGGGAGTCCTTGTATATAAAGATGCACTGAACGATATTGCGCTACTCTATCTGCCAGAAGAATTTACGTATGCACAGCCGATGCGCTGGAAACCACGTACAGAACTGATCGAAGTGGGTCAAACAATAACATACTCAGGATATCCCTCGTGGCACAGTCTTTTAAGTTTTAGAGGACATGTAGCTGGTTTCGAAACTCATCCAGACTCTGGACGACAAATAATATTACAAACTTACGGATGGTTTGGTTGTAGTGGCTCAGTAATTTATGACAACGACGGCAAAATTATTGGTATTTTGTGGGCAATTGATGTAGAGAGAAGACCAAGCTTACAAGTTCAAGAAAACATAGTTTGGGTCTCTCCAATTCAAAATTTAGATATTGATTTGGCATTAACAGCACTGTGTGCCGGTATACCAGAATCGCCCAGAGCTTGTAGATGAATCCATCATGGAGAGAATTTTTAACAGAGAGTGGTCCAAGTATTGCTGGAATTGTTGTTTGTCTAAATGATAAACAACAATTTTTAATTATAAGACGCTCGGATATTGATGAAAGAGAAGGTCAGTGGACGATTCCGGGTGGACATATAGATGAAGAAGACGCCTCAATTGAGTCCGGTGCGGTTAGAGAATTAGATGAGGAAACCAATCTTTTATGTGATACCTCTGATCTTGTGTATCTTGGTGAACCAAAGCCTAAAAAATTCTATTTTCTAACAAAAAAGTGGTATGGTACTGTAAGTGTTGATAAAGAAAATCCAAAAACTGGGAAAATTGAGCATGATAGTTATAAGTGGGCTACCATTGAAGAGATAAAAGACATTGACAATAGTGAAATTCCGATCTATTTATTGGAGAAAGCTTTGGAAATGTCTAAAAATGAATGATCTTTATGAAAATCTCGATGAAAAAAAGCGTAAGTTGACCAAAAAACCCAGTTCAGAGAAGAATTTGGGAGATTGGTTTAAGCGCAAGGGGGCGCCCGGTAAGAAAGGCGGCTGGGTTGACTGTAATACCTGTCGCGACGGCAAGTGTAAACCTTGTGGGCGCTCCGGTGGTGAATCAAGATCAAAAAAACCAAGGTGTAGACCTACTCCAAGTGCTTGTAAAGGCTTTAAAAACGAGGAATTATATATGGATTTAGAACAAATTATTCGCGAAGAGCTAGAAACAGTTTTATCTGAGTCTCATTCTAAAAAAGAACTTGAAGAAGAGGAAGGAAAGAAAGATGCTTGTTATAATAAGGTAAAATCACGTTATAAAGTGTGGCCGAGCGCATATGCATCCGGAGCTTTAGTGAAATGTCGTAAGGTTGGCGCTGCCAATTGGGGCAATTCTAAAAAAGAATCTTTACAGATGATGATTGAGGACGAATTAGCTCAAGTTTTAGATGAAAAGAAACATAAATTCAGCGAAGGTAAGAAACTTCCACCACATTGGTTGGCGCAAGGTCTTAAAGCAGACCCTCTCTGTGATGAAAAAGTTCCTGATGGTGCCTCAATGAGAGAATATAAAAAATGTCTAGAGAGCCCTGCAGCTTACCAGAGACCGCCGCGGAGAAGTCTTGAAGAAAAAGCCAAAAAACCCTGTAAACCATCCAAAGGAAAACGCTTTGCAAAGCGTGTAGACGGTAAATGTCGCTCATTTGGACAGAAAGGGCAAGCAAAAAGCGGTGGTGATCGTATCAGACCCGGAACAGCTAAGGGTGATGCGTACTGTGCGCGGTCAGCAAAGATTAAAAAGTGCAAAAATCCCCCATGTGCCAATGCATTGTCCCGTAAAAAGTGGAAATGTCGTGGCTCTAAATCTATGAAAGAGGCAGTCAGGAAAGTAAATGCTAAATGATGAGCAAATTTTAGCTAAAACCATAGCGTTGCTTGATGTTTTACAAGAAGAATGCTGGGACGGCTACACACAAAAGGGAATGAAGAAAAAAGGTGACAGAAATGTGCCTAATTGTGTGCCTGTTGAAGAAAAAGTACTGCGAGAAGTCACCGAAGATGAGATGAGAGTGCTGGAAGATATATTAGATGATCTAGACCCAGCAAATCTGCCTCTAAATGACCTCTTTGGTGGTAAAATGCGCGCTGTTATACCGTTTCCAACCATTGATCCATCCACAGACCTTGGAAAGTTTGCAAAATTCTTCAAAACTCAAGAGTATAATGTAGATTGGGACAAAGGCATGGTCTTTGCCGAGCGAGATGTGCGCACAGCCGATGATTTAGTCAATACTTTAATTGGTATGCAGGGAGGACAGCCCGAAAAGAAGAAAACCAAGAAGATTCAGATGAAAATTGGCAAATTATTCAAAAAAATAGCCGATTTAAGCAGAAAAAAGGACGAATTATACCAAAAAGTCTATGAGTACTTGGCTGGTATTGACTATAAAGGTCCAAATGGCAAGCCAATTACTCAATCACACCAAGTTACAGTAAAAATGCGTAACGCTGCGCTTGATGAGAAGGAAGCAGAGAATTTAGACAGAATTCACACTCAGATATATTTATACATCGTAAATCCGGGTGTTGCAGGTCCTGCTGGTTATGATTTAACCGAATTAGCAACAAAATACGCCGAATATTGGCAAAAGAACGCTGCATTCATCAAAAAAGAGATAAATAACCTCGATAATGACAAATTTTCCATTATTATCACTCGACATCCGGTAGATGTGCTCAGAATGAGTGATTTTGACAAAATTACCTCTTGCCACTCTCCGGCTAGCCGTACAAACGCCTATCAGTCCTATTATAAGTGTGCTGTAGCAGAAGCACAGGGTCACGGCGCGGTTGCTTATGTGGTGGAAACCGAAGATATTGTTAAGTGGAGTGGACGAAGCGATATGTCCATGGATGAAATTGAAGAAGAAATGCAAGATGGTGAAATATTCTATGATGATCAGCGCTATAATGCTGGTGAAATCAATCCAATATCACGGACCCGAATCCGTCACGTTAGATATTATGACACAGATGAACCGGAGCGCTGGGATGACGGACAAGACGTTGGGATGCCTGAGAAACGAGTATACGGTGCTGATATTCCCGGCTTAGTCGATAGAGTTACTGACTGGTCTCGTGATAACCAAGAAGAAGTCATCGCAAACATGCCCAAAAAAAATGATGGTGATACAATTGACTTAAATAAATTTATGATCTTTGGTGGTTCTTATGAGGATACTCAAGGCGCGGCAGGTCGTGAAGCATTAATGAGACAGCTATTAGGCTTGGAACAACGCGTTAGCGGTAATATGAAGCAGAACACAGAAACCGAAGATGATTTGGACGCAGACTTAATCGGAGACATCAGAGCATCATACGAAAATCAGTGTCAAGAGATTGTTGATACTTGGAACCAGCGTGCGGCTGTTACAAAAATTAGCTTCGACGTCGAAGAGGACGGTGGAGAAGGCGTGTATATTATCGGTAGGGCCGAAGTTGTGATCGAGTGGAACAAGAGTGATTGGAATAGGCTACCAACCGCGGTTGACCGAGTTGTCCAATATTCTCCAGATGCGATTAACGATATATATGGAGATTTATTTACTGATCGAGCTTATATGGGGCGCCAAGGCGATACCATCTTTTGGACATGCGGTGTAAATCTAGAACATCCAGAGTTGGGCGGGCAATCTTATTATGCTTTAGTAGAGGAGTTCGCCGATGCTTGTCAAAAAATTGACTCTTTAATCGATGACCGTCATGACGCGTGGAAAGAAATTTTGTCAAATTATTTCAGGCTCGAAGGTCAAATGGTCGGCGGCGAATATCTGCAGTTGGCTATGAATATTGAGAACGGTGAGTTAGATTCTTACGAGTGGGACGTGGAAACTGATGGGGGGTATGAGGACAGCTATGAATCATATGCCTCTGTCAGCTTTGAGTACGACTCAGAGGAATGGAAAATGTCTCCGCAGATACTAGAGAGGCTTTTAGATTCTCGCGAGTTTAAACTGCTTCTAAGGACGAATTTGTTAGCTAGCGCAAGACAGGAAGTTGGAACAGAATATCATTTAGATATTGCTCATTATACTGTCACTAGAAGTGGCGAAGAAAGAGTTGTGCAAATACAGTTTAAAGTCGATGCAGACGACAACGCCGAACGTGTAGAACTTTTTAAAGAATTGGTCACGGGCGAAATGGACGATGAGGATAATCTTACTGTTTACTTTAGAAAAACCCTTGCGCAAATTAAAGCGCAAAACATGTCCGGTCAGTGGACTGACGATGTCAATGAGCAGTTTGTAGGAAACTGGAAAAGGTTTATATTATGAAATTTCCATTAATGTTTGAAAACAGCAAGGTGCCTGTTTGGTTATCTAAAATCGTACCTATCGAGGTTGGTGCTTTTAGCTTTGCTATATTTGTATTTTCTCGTGGAGAAATGTCAGAAAGAACCAAGAGACACGAAACAATACATTATAAACAACAACTTGAAATGTTGTTTGTATTTCAATGGATTATGTACGGTGTGTTTCATCTTAGAGGTCTTATATTAGGATTAAATGGCGTTGAATCATATTTTCAAAACCCATTTGAGCTTGAAGCGTATGATAATGATAAAAATGAAAATTATTTAAATGAAAGAAAACCATATGCCTGGATCAAATACTGGAACCAGTCATGAAACTTCTAATTGAAAATTGGCAAAAGTTTATAAACGAAGATGAAGACGTCACCATGGATATGGGTGGTAAATCTTGGAACCAAGTAGAAATAGACAAGAAGAATCGTGCTAAACAAGGCGCGGAAGCTGCCGGCTTTCACTTTGACCGTAAATTAGGCAAGGGTATGATGGGAGAAGTTTATTTGGTCGAGAATAAAAAGACCGGTGAACGCAATGCTATGAAGCATGTAGTAAAAAGGTTATACGGCGGTCCGGACACAGCAGACAGAGAAGCACAAAACTATCGTTTTGCTATGGACAACAAGGCGTCGATGAACGAAAAATTTGCAAAATACCTTCCAGACGTGTATGATGTAGAAGAGACTGTAAAGGATTATTTCATTTTTATGGAACTCTTAGAAGACATTCCCGATAGAGTTAAGGCAGATTTGTTTGCTCTGAATTCAGATGATGCAGATTTGTCAAGGCATGAAAAATACACTAGATTGTTTAAAGATACCGAAGCAATTTATGAAGTTATCATACAAGGTTTGTATGGAAACCTTATGTTGAGACAAGGCGACCCAAACGTTTATCATGATATTATGCAGGAAGTGCCAAACATTGTGATGAAAAAGATAACAGAAATGTCCGGACATAACTGGGAATTTTTACCAGCCGAGACGTTATCTGATTTGGTGGTAGAGGCTTCCCTTCCTTATTTAGAACAAGATTCCTCATTTTATGAGCAGTTGCCTAAGTATTTTAAAAGAGAACTTAGTGAGATTTATACAGACATTCTTCAAAAACAAATTGTGCCTATTCACGGTGGACATGGCAGAGTTAGTGCTGCCGGCAAAGCTGGAGAAAAAGTTGAGAGAAACTTTCCTGAAGCCGAAGGTTTGATGCGGGCAATGAAATATTTTCTTGATCGAGAAAACTGGCAACCCAAAGATATCCATTCTGGAAATGTCATGATCCGGCCGGGTACGAAAAATTTTGTAATTACTGATCTTGGTCTATTTGATTTAAAGAGTATTTAATATCATGAAACTCTTAATGGAAAACTGGCGGAAATATGTAGCCGAGAGCGAACAAACATCTCACTACGGTGATTTGTATTTGTTTGAAAATGATACTGTCACCAAAACATCTTTTTATGATGCTCTTAATACTTTATCTGAATCAGACGGCGATGTTGATACATTTTTAGAAAATTGGGAAAATTCAATTGACCATATGTTCGAAAATCTCAATGAAGCAGTGCCAATCGAAACTGGTGTTGGAGTTGTTGATAACGCTATATTAAAAGCTTCAACACAAGCCTACTTAGCTCTTCAAAAACTAAAGGGTAAGGCAGTTGGACCGGTGATGAAGGCTGTTAATAAGATAAAAAATTATGCTGAGAAAAATCCTAAAACTGCACAAGCAGCATTCTTTATTGGCACTGCATTAGCTGGTGCCGCGGCAGCGACTGCATATGTACACCTCCAGCAAGATAATTCAATGGATATGCAAGGATTACAAGACACTATGCAAACCATGATATCAAACTTCAAAACCACTGTAAATACTCTTGAAGATACAGCTATTAAAGCAATGCAAGATTTTGATTTTCAAGCAAATGCGCCTGGTAATCAAGCAGCCACATCCTTTAAGGCACCGGAAGGATGGGAATATTGGGGTGACGGAGAATGGTTAAGTCCAGAATTTATTAAGCAACAGCAAGCGGAACTAGAGCAGATAGGAAATCAGGTATCAAAGGCTATTGATGATCCGGGACTAGAGCAAGCAATGAGCGGGTGGGAAGATAGCATTGAACAACAAATGCAGGGCGATCCCGGATTCTTTGCTGATGCTGAGACGGCCAAAGATGTCGCAACACAAGCGCAAGGCTCTATAGATTGGATTGGCGATTTTATGCCACCGGATCACGATCCTGAAGTATTTAACGAATATGGCCCTTACGGAAAAAGTATAATAAATTGGGGAGATGATGCTACTCCTGATGAAATAAACAACGCACTTGAGCGCGCCGCCGAACAGTGGGCTGAATTTAAAGAAATGGCAGAAACATTCGAAAGCGGAGGTAGCTTAGAAGATCTCAACATGACAAGAAAAGACTTCAAAAGATGGGCGACAGATTCTGTTCACGCCCCAAATCGTCCGGACAATATAGCTAGAAACATTGGGAGAGGTGTCAAAGCTGTTGCTAGCAACACCAACCTCCCGGGAGGTACAAATGATTTGGATGCGGGCCGCTACATATATTCTGGCAGAGGTATGATACCACCAAGCTATATGAAAATGTTGAGAAAAGTTATGAGAGCATCATTAAAATGAAGCTCTTACTTGAAAATTGGAAAAACTATGTTTTATTAGAGAATATTGAAACGGCAACACGATTATCTATATTTGATTTTGATGAAACAATTGCCTTTTCTGAAGGCTTCATAAATGTTATTGATAAAAAAACTGGTGAAGAATTTCAAATTAGCTCACAGGAAGAGTATGACAAATTAAAAAACGATGGTGGTTATGAGTTTGATTTTTCGCCCCTCGAACAAGTAAATAACGCAGTTGAAAATCCAAATATTACTTCAATTATGAGAGATAGGTTACAAGATTCAAGTACTCAAGTTATGGTTTTAACCGCGCGGGCTCCAGTGTCGGTCGATGATATTCATAGAGTGCTGCAAATGTTTGACGAACCGATTGAAACTGAGAATATTATTATAATCGGTAACGAAGGGGCGAATAAGGGCGAATTCATAAGAGACGTTGTCCTTATGAAGTATCCAAATATTAAAGAAATAGAGTTTTATGACGACTCTCAGAATAACATTGTTGATGTGCAAGCAATAAAAAACGAAATATCTGAAACCGGTAGTATTGAAAAATTTGATATTTACCATGTGTCTCACGGAATTCCAAAATTAACCTAAGTTCTCGACTATTTAATTGAGGGAGGGCACGATATGTCCGACAATAGTAATGGTTGGGAAACTTACTCGAAACTAGTTTTGCAACAACTTGAAACACTTTCTGGTGGAATCGAGGCTTTGCGCAATGAATTGCAGATGGTTCAAACACAATTAACCGAACTCAAAGCCAAAGAAGATCGCGTCCAAGATCTTAAAGCATGGAAAGAGAAAATGGATGAT